TGGTTCTTTGAGAAGAGATCAAAATACAGGAAAATTAGTTTATATAACTAAACAACAACAAGATAGTGGAATTAAAACTCCAAGTGGTGGTGGTAGCACAGGACTACCAGGCATATAAAATTAAAAAGAACCCGAAGAAATTCGGGTTTTTTTGTAACATTTACTATCTTTGTGCGTATAATGAGAAAAAATATCTTATGATTAACAGGACATTTAGTGAAAAGAAGTATCGTAGAACTTATATTGGTGGTTCGAAAGAGAAGGAAGCAAAAATCTTTACAAAGGTACAGGGTCGTGCTGACGATAACTCCGAATGTGATTGGCTTGAATACAGAAGAATACTAACACAGTATTTCGATGACATTTGGAATATTTTAGATTCGTGGAAAACATTGACCGAAAACGTCAGTTCTGCAGTAATGATTATAGCGATATTATTTCTATACAATGATATAATGTTTTTCTCACTACTTGCTTTATCTATTGTTGTCAGAATTGTGTCATTTCATTTTGGATTTAAAATTAAAGGGCATTTAAAAAATTATGGTATGTGCTTAAGCACTACATTGGGTGAGATTAAGAAACTAACTGGATTTGAATTCAGTGAATAAAAATTAAAGCCACATAAGTGGCTTTCTTTTTATCATAGTATTTATAAAAAAATCACAGTATGGAAACAGTAGACGATAAAAAACTTAAGTTGATTTTTATACTGAAAATTGGTTACAATTCGAAGAATGATGGTATGTACGAATTCATTTTTTCGAATGATGAAACTAATATAGATATTGAAGGTTGGTGTTGGGATTTAGTTCCCGCATGTGATAATGCATTACCGCCAACCGAAGAGTTTGTAAATGCAGTTATTAGTTTAAAAACAAGTACCTTTGATTTATTTTGTTTACATGAGGCGGTTGATAGAGAATATATGCATGGTTATCATACCATTCATTGTTTAGCATATGAAATTGAAAGAAAAGATGATAACGGTTTTAATCAATACGATAAAATGTTTGATAAGGCAGAAGAAGATATACCGTTGTTGGTGTTTCATTATGGCATGTCATTAGCAAGAGTAAAGGATTTATTATACGCAAGAAAGATTATTTTAAAAGATAAAGAGTTTATTGAGAGTTCTTCAGTAAAACTTTAGTATTTATATCTGCCCATCTTACCAGATTCGGAAGAAGGGGTTTCGAGGCATGATAGGTCCAGATATTTACCATGCCTTGCGGTTTTTAAAGAGTTCATCTTACCATTTGGAAGAAGGAAATCGAAATGCGGTATACCACGATGTATATCGCATTTTGCATTACTATGTATTTATTGTAAATATTTACCATACAATGAGTGATGAATTAGATATTGACAAGATCAAAGATGATCAAGACGAATTTCCAGATCATGTTCCCATTATTCCATACGATCTTACAAGAGAAAAGGAAAAAGAACGTCACAGAAAGTTAGCAGATGATTTAAGGAAGCAAATGGGGGTTATTGAAGCCGTCATTCATACCAAAGATGGTCTCACAAAAAAAGCAAGCGAGTTAACTGCTGAAGAACAAGAACATGAAATTATCCGTTGTAAAACAGACCCAATTTATTTCATTGAAACATATTTAAGCATTTTCGATCAAACACAGGGAAAGGATGGTATGATTGTGCCGTTTAAGTTATTTGAATTTCAGAAAAGATTGATTAGAACCTACATGGAGAACAAATATGTTGTTGCAAATAAATATCGTCAGGCGGGTATTTCAACAACTACTTGTGCATATATTGCTTGGTATGCGATGTTTAATCGAAACAGACAAGTTGCTATTGTTGCTGATAAACTTGAAACTGCTCGTGATGAAGTTATGAGTGACGTTATAATTTTTATTGAAAGTTGTCCTGCTTGGCTCAGACCTAAAACCGGAAGGGTTGCTGATAAAAACCTAAAGGATACGCAAAAAGATAAAATTTATGACAATAATTCACGTGTAGCAGCATTTAGTTCTAAAGGTCTTCGTGGTATGACACCAACATTGATTTTTTGGGATGAAACAGCGTGGACCGAAAAGGGTGATAAGTTTTGGACTGCAGCAAAACCAACTTTAGGTACTGGTGGTCACGCAATTATGGTTAGTACTCCTTCAGGATTGGATGCGGTATTTTATAAACATTTTGATGGTGCACGCAGGGGAGAAAATAGTTTTAAACCTGTTGAATTATGGTGGTTCAATGATCCACGATATAATAAAGGTTTATGTTGGCTGAAAAACAAAGGTAAAGAAACTGAGATTCGTAATGAAGATACAGGATTTAGCGATGAAGAACGCATAAAATTAATGGATGAAGGTTGGGAAGCAAGTAGTCCTTGGTTTGAAGAACAGGTACGTGATGCAAACGGTGATATGCGTAAGATTGCACAGGAATTACTTTGTTCTTTCTTAGGTTCTGGTGATAACTTTATTGCTGAAGAATTTCTTAAAAGAATTCAAGAAGAAGAAGTACTACCACCAATTCGTCAGGAATACGTTGATAAAAACATGTGGATTTGGGAAGACCCAATTCCCGGTGAAAACTATATCATGGCATTGGATGCTTCGCCAGGACACGGAGAAGATAATTCAACAATTAACATCTTAAAAAGTATCGAGGAAATTAGTGAACGAGAAATTACTAAGAACGGTAACACTAAAATGGTTAAGATTAAAAGGCATAGACTTGAACAAGTTGCTGAATATTATGGTAAAATAACCCCACAACAACTTTCTGAAGTCGCAATGCAATTCGGTAAAAGATATAATAATGCATATTGCGTTGTTGATATAACAGGTGGTTATGGTGTACAAAGCATTGAAAAATTGTTTGAGTATGGGTATAGTGACGAATATATTCATTATGCTGAAGTATCACATAAACCTTCGAGAGATAGATTGCAGGGATATGTTAAAAAGGGACAAAAAAGAATGTCAGATGGGAGTGTTGTTACTGTTGACCTGATTCCCGGATTTTTTGTTGGTGGTAACAGAGCATCGGTTGTATTGGAGATGCAAAGAGCAATACATATGGAAGACGTTATTATCAGATCAGTCAGGTTATTGAATGAATTGAAAACGTTTGTTACAGTGCCCGGCAATAGGGTTGCAGATCATAAACGTAGTTTTCATGATGACAGTATTATGGGATTATCAATTGGTTTATATGTATTGAATTTTGACATGGCGAGATTTAAACAAAGTAAAGCCATGACCGAAAAAATGCTTAATGCTATGATGACAGTTAATGATGGAGATGAAATGCGAAAAAGAATGAATAGTGGTGAAACAAAAACTACTACATATAAGAATAAACCAATGATTTCACCAAGCAGTGTATCGCCTTTGAATCCATATGGAGTAAATGCGTGGTTATTTAATGGAATAAAGGATAAAAAGAAAACATAGAATGTATTTATAATATATGACTTTTGCAAAAAATCAAAGTATTTATAAAAAAATATAAAAAATTATAAAATGGCTGACGAAAAGAAAAATAAATTAACGATATATCAACAACTTAATAAGTTTCTGAATTTAGATGGTATGGGTTTTACAACAGCAACACCACCAATGTCTTCAACGGCATCGGTAGGCACTCCACCGCCATCATCTAAGGAAGATAAAATTATTATTAAGGCAATGACTCCAGAAGAAATTCACAGAAAGGGTTTGGAGTTAGAACAAAAGAGAGAACTTCAAAATAAATTCTTCAGGACAACAGATAGAGGTTTTCAGAAGGCATTACAATATGAAGCAGCCAGACTTCCTGCATATATTGATTATGAGGGAATGGAATTTTACCCAATTATCAGTAGTGCGTTGGATTTATTCATGGAAGAAAGTACTACCATTGGTTTTAATGGTAAAATGTTGAATATTTTCTCGAATAAAGAACGTATAAAATTCTTATTGGAAGAATTTTTCTATGATATTGTAAACGTGAACGTTAACTTACCGTTTTGGGTAAGAAATACTGTAAAATATGGCGATAATTTTGTATTATTATATGGTGAACGTAAAAAGGGTATTACACATATAAAACAACTCGTTAATTACGAGATTGAAAGGTTCGAAAGAATACAAAATGGCAAACCTTTGGTTAAATTCAAAGAAAGAATGACGGGTGATGAATTCAACGTGTTCGAAATTGCACATTTTAGACTTTTAGGCGATGATAAATATCTTCCATATGGTTCATCAGTACTTAATAAGGTCAGAAGAGTATTCAGACAACTTGTTATGGCAGAAGATGCCATGCTTACTTACCGTATTATTCGTGCAGGTGAGAAAAAAGTGTTTAAAATTGACGTTGGAAACATAGATGAAGACGATATTGAAAATTACATCTATAAGGTTGCGACAAAATTCAAAAAAACCGCACAAGTACAACCAAATGACGGTCAAATTGACTATCGTTTCAATATTTTGGGTAATGATGAAGATTATTTCTTACCTGTAAGGAACGCAAATACACAAACAGGCATTGAAACACTTCCTGGCGCACAGAATTTGGATGCAATTCAGGATATTGAATATTTACGTGATAATCTTTTCACCGGACTTGGTATTCCGAAACCTTTCTTGAGTTTTCAAGATGCTGCAGGTGCAGGTAAAAGCATGGCACAATACGATATTAGATTTTCTAAGAAAGTCAATCGTATTCAGCAGGCAATGATCCAAGAACTTAATAAAATGGCAATGATCCATTTGTATTTATTGGGTTATACTGGCGATGATCTTAAAGAATTTAGTCTTACTCTTACAAATCCAAGCACACAACAAGAGTTATTGAAGTCTGAATTGTTGCGTGATAAAGCACAGACATATACTGAATTAACACGTGCTGAAAGTGGTATTGCTGCAATGTCTCATACAACAGCCAAGAGAATGTTATTTAATATGAGTGATAGAGAAATTGTCGAAGACTTGAAACAGCAGAAAATGGAAAAAGTTATTATGCAAGAACTTCAAGATTCTCCAGTTACAATTAAGAAATCAGGTTTGTTTGCAGATATTGACAAGAGATATGGTGAACCTGAAGGTGCATTGGTTGGTCCACCTATGTCAGGTGGCACTGAAGCAGGTGGTGCACCAATGGGTGGCGGTGGTGCTCCCGCAGGCGGTCCTGCAGGTGGTCCAATGGGCGGTCCTGAAGCAGGTGGAGAAATTCCACCCCCAATTCCGGGTTTACCTAATCAAACACCATCAGAACTTCCACCAGTAGTTGGTGATAGTGTTCGTGGAAGAAGTGTATTAACTGAAAAGGAATATGATGCACAGGTGAAAAAATTAGTGTATGGTAATAGTCCGAATGAATCTGAACATCAAAAGGAAGAAAGGCACAAAGAAATTATATATGAAAACGATGTAAGAAACGGTAATTTAAATAGTGTTGCTTTAAATATGGTAAGTGAAATT